TTGAGAAGTTGGACAGCGATCCCAAAGATGGGTGGTTTAGGGAATCGGCCAAGGACTCAGCTCACAGTATTAGGATGGCACACGGAGTACCCGCATCTATTGCTGGGTTTAATGATTCAGCAAGTTTGGGGTCTGGAAAAGGCTTAGCACAGGCCGAAACGTATAAAGACAGGGTTGTGACACCTGCCCAAAACAAGTGGGCTGAAGTAGTAAACGAGTTGTTTAAGGTCGGGCTAGGAATTAAGCTGATTCATCTTGTATTTAATCAAATGGATACACGGGATGAGGAAGCCGAAACTAGGACTGTCACTACGTTACAGGACAGGGGTGACCTTTCTATTAACGAAGTGCGAGCACGATTAAACTATCCGCCAATTCCCGGAGGTAATCGACATTTCATCAAAGGGAAGGGTGGAGAACTCATATTTATTGACGAGCTGGAGAATGCAAAAGGTGCTCTAAAGCTCGCAGAGGAGCAAGTTACACGTGACGAAGCTGCTCAAAAAAGATCAGAAGATAAGCCCGCTGATCCAGGAGGCGATAGACGAGTAGATATTCCAGCGGCAAAGGCACCAGAAAATAGTGTGGATGCTGTTATGCGAAGAGGTGGAAAAGAATAATAATTGTTTTTGATTATTGACAAATTCTGAAAATAAGGTATAATCCCTTTATCTAACACAGGTAAAGGGATTATTTTTATGGTCGCACACAATCCAAGTGTCGTGAAGTTTCAGCAGTCGTCAGACAGGTTTTTTGTTCCAAAACCTACTGATACTAGTAATGGTCTTGTGATTAAAGGTTTCGTGTCCATCAGGACGCGGGATAGAGATCGTGAGATAGTTGACCCCTCAGCATTTGATATTTCATCCTATATGGCAGCCCCTGCCGTGTTGGTTAACCACGCTTTATGGCGTAACCGACAAGGTAATCGTGTTGGCGTAGGGTTGCCAATTAGCATGCATGAGGTAAAGATCAAGTCAGGAGATAAAGACACTTTTATTGTGTGGGATGTTCAGAAAAAAGCAGAGATTGATAGATATCCGAAAGAACGAAATCCTAATATTAAGACGGGTGATCGTGGTCTTTACGGATTTTTTCGTATCACCGATCCAGACATCATTGAAAAGGCACAGAGCGGGGAGTTGAGTTCTTTCTCATGGCGAGGGAGGAGTATCCCCGAATTCAAGCATGACCCCAGCACTAATACATCTTACAAAGGCTATTCTCATATTGATATGTGGGAAGTGTCTTTGGTAGACGTGCCTAATAATCCTCAGTCTTCTTTTGTTGTAGCGAAAGATGCTATTCATTCCTTTTGGTTCGATAAAGAGGAGCATGACAGAGAGTCAGCAGTGCAAGCACTTGCACTTCAAGGTGCGGATGCTTTTGAGTTAGCAGAAGACGCGGAAAAGTATTATGCATATCCGGCTGGACGTGACCTTCGTGAAGAGGGCTTGCTTACAGTCAAATCGGCCCAAGGAGTTACCATGTTGATAGGGACACCTGGGCAGGAGGACTCTGTTTCAGAAGAGTCTATGAGTAAGTTTCTGGAGGCCACAAGCCATACTAACCAAGGAGAACACATGGCCGGTATTGCAACAGCGACCGAAGAGGTCACGAAAGAAGTTGTCACTGAGGATGCTGCCCCTGTTACCGTCACGGAAGAAACATCCGTGGAGGATACAGAAAAGAAGGTAGATGAAGTGGAAGTTGCGAAAGTAGAAGAGACGGCCACACCAGCTACGCCATTGGAAGAAACTGTTGCCAAGGCCGTTGAAGCCACACTGAGTCGTATTATGCCGGCTTTAACGCAGCTTACGGAAAACCTGACGGCTATGGATACGAGGCTTACGGAGATGGCTACTAAGGCAGTGGCTCCACTTGAGCCGGAAGTGGTCGAGAAGTCCGCATTGGAACTCATGGAAGACAAGTTGGCGGACATGACCCAACAAATGAAAGATGTGAAAAAGAGTGTGGGTGATGCGGTTCCTACACGAGCACCTCGTAAGGATCTTACGGAAACAGAAGTTGAAACAAAGACAACTACTGTTACAAAGTCGGAAGATCCAAATGATTGCTTCAACGGCATGTTTGGACTTGGCCAATAGTCCCACGCTAACTACTTTTCTGCTTTCATTTTAACCAACACGGAGATTTAAAGATGGCTACATTCGGAATTAACCTTCCCCTTCCTTTCTTGGTCAGCGAAGATGTTGCCAAGTCAGCGATTGATTCCAATACACTGCCTAACAGTGTATTGAATCGCCAACAGGCGGACAGGTTCATTGACCTTCTGGTTGATACCTCTGTCTTGCTGAAGAACATCCGAAGCGAGCGAAAAGATCATTCCAAAGGGGAGATCAATAAGCTCGACTTGGGAACTATTGTCACTGAAGGTGCGTCAACGACTTCACGTGCCACCGTGTCTACGCCAACTGAGGGCGTGGTCAGTTATGACATGGTGAAGTACCGATCGGCCTTTGATCTGCGAACGGACTTCGAGGAAGAGAACCTCGAAGGTACGCAGATTCGAGACCGTGTTATGGGTATGTTTACCAAACGGATGGCTATCGACATCGAGTTGGCAGCCATTGAAGGTGATGATTCTTTGACGACAGGTGATGCCCAGACTGCCGAGAATAATCTTCTTGGTGTCAATGATGGATTTCAGAAGATTCTTGAGGCGGAAGTTCCAGCGGCCCAGCAGATTGACGCTGCTGGTGCGGCTCCTAGTAAGCTTCTGTACTATGATATGAAGCGACAGATTCCGGCTCGGTATCGTGTTGCCAAGCCTGACTACCGTTGGGTTATGCCTTCTGGGCCTGCTGATAAGTGGAAGCTGGATTGGTCCGACCGTGAGACTACGGGAGGCGATTCAGCTCTTAGCAGTGGAATGGCTCCGGGGCCTTGGGGTACTTCGATGTTGGAAGTTCCTCTTATGCCGGAAGACCTCAGTTATGGAACTGCCGGAGTTGATGGCAGTTCTATCTGGCTGACCCCGATGGCTAACTTCATCTGGTTTATCCGACGTGAAATCACGATTGAATGGGAACGCAAGCCACGTTTGGATCTGTGGCAAGCTACTATTCATTATAAGTGTGATTTTGAAATCGAGAATCCCGACCTCGTCGTAATTGCAACTAATGTTGCTATGAGCGGAACGGATTACACGTAGTAAACAAGTGTAAGTGCTTGCACTAAGTTTTGACCTTCTCTCCCCGATAACCGGTACAGCTTAAAGGATTAAGTTGTACCGGTTATTTTTTAAGGCAGTCTAGGATGCACGGTATACAAGTACAAACCCGTGCTGAGCCTTTGACAAATGAATGGTCAGTTGACGAGAGAAGCACAGCAATCAAAGTAGTGGGCGGGATAGGAGATGCGTTAATACTCACACGGGTAGCTCTATCTGCAAAGGCAAATAAAGCGATATATGTGAGAGCACATCAAGTAGACTTAATTAAGTACTTAGTGGGGGCAGATGTATTTGTTGGAAAGGCAGCGGATCTAAATTCAACTGCTGTACGAGGACAGTATGGTGGGGTATTTAATTGTGATCCAGTATTTGTTGCGGGACATCGAGAAATACGCAACAAGGATTACTATCAATTAGCGGGAGACTTTCTGGGCATATTGTCAGCACCTTTGAAAAAGTTCCCCGAAGGAGAACCAAAACAAAAGTGGGTCGCTATACATGCTGGAGCAAGTAATCCAAATAGAAGAATAGATGTATGTGTTTGGTTAAAGCTAGCAGCATACTACGTACAAGAGGGATATAAGATAAAATGGTTAGGGACGTTTGGGGATTTTGGATACTGTAATAAAGACAATGAGTGTCTTTGGGAAGAATCAAGTTGTTTGGTAGAGCAGACTAAGATATTGCAGCAATGTGCCTTATATTTTGGGAACGACTCGGGGTTCGCCCATATCGCAGGTATGCTAGGCGTACCGGGGCATGTATTTTTCACTAATACTGTTCCAGAACACGTCATAGGTAGATACCCCACGTTGACAGCAGTGGACTGTTTCAAAGACATTGGCCAAGTCCCCAGCAGGGGCCTCAAAATAAACGATCCTTGTGCAAGTGCTTGCATTAAGCATCTCACGCCGGGAAGAGTATTTAAAACACTAGGCATGGACTTGCCTCCTGCTCATGTTGCTCAGCAAGGCAAAGCACCTCAACGAGTAGTTAGTTACAGTGGAGATTTGGATAAATTTAGGACTATTGTAACAGCGTTGGAAAAAGCAGGTTACTTTTTTAGGTACAATGGGTCACATCTCCCCGTCAAAGTGCTGGTTACTTTCGGGGATGAGAATAGTATTCAGATTGAAGTAGACGGGATACCTCATCACATTAGTGGAGAGTTACATCCCGAAGCAGTCATACGAGCTTTTCGAGAAATTCTCAACTAGAGAGAAAGGCAATAATGTCCAGTAATGTATACGTAGTGAGTTTTAGTGGAGTTGCAGTAACCGCGTTACATGATTTGTTTGAACATGTGGTTCCTACAGGTAAGCTAACGCGATTACTAGGTTGTAGAGTCAGTCAAGTATCTGACTCTGGGGATGCGGAAGCGGAACACATTGAATTCAAAATTGAGAGAGTGATAGGTTCCCCTACGTCGGGTTCCGGAGGAACTACTTTTGTTCCTATCCCAGTTGATGCTAGACAATTGGATAGCACGGCGTTAACAGCATGGGAAGTGAATAATACTACTCAGAATAGTGGTGGGACACGTCAAGTTCTAGATGTTGTGGCGGCTAGTGTGGAGATAGGGTACACGTACAAAGGTGAGTCCCTTGTTT